TCCAAGATATCATTATCGGGACTATGAATCTCAAGGAATAGAGGGTGGTGGATAGCTTTCCGTTCCCACACCGAGCGTGTCAGACTCAGCGGGTATGAGTTTGGGTTAGTCATCCCTAACCTTCAGCCATGAGCTGAGCATGTAGATCCATCATCAATTGATGATCAGATCGGCCTTTACGCCAATCTGAAACATCGTTCTCCAATGGAGCGACAGGCTCAACCTTCTGACCAGAAGGCGTTGGACAGATTAATACTTTATTCACTTTCTTCCACATTCTTAACGTCTTAGGTACCCGTACTCTAGGCCCTCGCTGTTGAACAGCGTCAAGGCTTCGAAGTACGTTCACCTTCGTTGGTAAGCGTGCGGCGAGAGCTTCAATCGTATCAAGGGCCTGGAACATGGAAAGGATGAAGAGTTCCTCACCAGCTCCGACATCACCGATCGGGGAATGCTCTAAAACTCTATGTCTTATTGCATCAAACTCGTTGACGGTATCAACCATAGGTGCGCGGTAAGCATCGACTACCGTCTCCTGATACCAGTCCCACAAACCATCCACATCTCCATACGCCGGATCCAAGTGGAAGCCTCGAAAGGCCTCAAACAAGGATTTACGGATACGAACGAGGTTGACGGCAGCGATTCTAGATCTCACGGATTCGATAACCGGCGCTCCCCAGGAAGGGTGAGTTGGCCGCACTTGACAGAATCTGTCTTGTTTATACCAATCCCACACGTTCCGTGCACTCCATTTAGATATGGCGCCAGGACGAGTCAATAACAACACTATCGAGCGGGCTCTTCGGGATAACTCTGACAGACGGCTGGTTGCCGCCCGAGAGGAAGCCTTGAAGCCCAGCCCCATGCTTCGAAGTACAAGGAATAAAGAGGGTAAGGTCCCGGTACGGTCCTCCGAAGCCTTAACGACTTCGGGAACGCCCGTCACCCCAAGCCAACCGCACGCGATCCCCACTAAAGGCAAAGGAGTTACCTCCTCGCCCTTGTAGAAAAAGCGTTTAGCGAACTCAAGGGACAGGTTGTCCGAAACAATGGACTTATTAAATCCAATCTTAACCCCAGTCTCCTTCATAATCTTGACATACTCGGCAGCGACATTGCGATCTCCTATCACAACATCGTCACCAAGAATAGCATAAAGATCAAACCATCCACTCACTCCGGCTCGTCTAGCCGCAAGTTGGACGATGGCATGGTGTACAAGGGCTAACATCGCCCAAGAAGAATAAGCACCCATCGGTTGACCTACTGCATACCGGATAGTTCTAACCGCCGAACCAAATGTTTTCACATAAAGATTCGGAAGAAAGTACGCCCGTTCTGTCAGTAAGCGTCTCCAATGGAAACCAAACTCCTCAGAAGTGAAAACACCTAATAACTTCTCCTGCAAAACAACAGGGATGCGATCCGTCGCAGCAGATAAATCATAAGAAAATACCGCCTTACGGCCAGTCTCTCTCAATTTCTGAATGAGAGCTCGCACGGGGGCAAGCTGATCAAACAAACCATCTTGAGGAATGGCCTTCAGCAGCACATCAAAGATATACCGATGTAAAGGATATAACAACCACTGCGTTAAGCAATCGACCATAGCAACAACTCGAACCTTTCCAGGTTCCTCCACCAATGCCAACTTCCCCAGCTTACCACTTGTCCTCCCCCAATCCTTCTGTTCCATAATCCGCTGGCGAGAGGCTTTCCCATCCGAATTTCTTCGGAGGTACTCGAGACCCGCTTCCCAGACCGGAGCATAAAGGAGAGAGAGAGAACGAGTGATAATGCACAACGTGACGAAAGATTCAAGCAAATCTGGTCTTGTTAACCAGGCCGCCGCGTCCTTAATCACATTAATTACTGAAACCGTTGACCCCTGGTTAGTCTTTAGACTAGCCAGTTTGGTTTTATCCTTAACTTCTTTCGAAGAATTAGGACCAGAGGTCATCAAGGCAACAAACTTAATTGCATATCCCAAGACCTCCTTCACAACGATCCCTGTCGGAGGACACCACACTCCCTCAGTCGGATGATTTCTCACCTTTCCAAAAGAGCGAATGTCCTTGACCCGAGCAGGCACCTTCATGACCAAGGTCGTCTTCAGGGCGGGTCCTCCCATTTCCGTCAATCGATCCCGGAACCACACAATGTGTGAGTCCCAAGACTTCATAAACGAATCCGAGATTACCACCCCTGGAGCAGTTATGGTCTCGAAGCTCATCTTCCCTTTAAAGTTCAATACTCGGTAAAGAGTAAAGAAACCTAACCAGAGTCGAATCACTCCTCGATCACCCTGCCGAATACGCTTTCGGTGATTGCCAGGAATCACTCTGGGGATACCCGAATTAGTTTGAGGTATCGCCGCCCCAACAAGGCGAGGCTGGGTTCTCTTACCATTACCCAAGTAACGCAACAAAGTCACGTTACAAGTTTTCAAGTAGATAGCCAGACCCCGGTCTCCCTGAGACTTTCTCAATCCAACCGCAAATCTAGAAAAGACGAAGCAAGCTTTTACCCAACCCAGGGAATTGCTACCCACGATCA